CTGTACCAATCAGCAGGGTTCAACAAGATACCATTTGCTTCTCTGTCGTAACCTTCAAGCTGTGCAACTGCATCAACTAATTGTTCAATGTCAATAGTTGCAGATCCAGTTGGTGCAGTAAAGTTACCAGCATCAGTGATACCGCTCAACTGTGGTGAAGTACCAGTACCGTTCAAAAGTTGGTTATCTTCAGCGCGAAGTAACAACTCTGGCAAACGGCTTTGTAAAAAAGTAGTCATTCCGGTAACATCATCAAGCATATTGCGAGAAATACGCAACCAACCAGCGATCCACTCGGCCTTTACGCTAACTTCTTGCAAAGCAAGTTCAATCTGTGGCTTCAAAGTTCCTTCTGCAACTGGAGCAATAGAACCAGAACCAGCAACCTCTTTAACGTAATCAAAAGTGCTTTTAGCACCCATGTTACCGCCGGTTAAAAGTTGGCGAATGTGCAATTTACGCTTTGGCAATTCAATGATGCCTGGGCGAGCAAAAGCAACTGAAGTACCAGCAGTGCTGAAAGAAGTTGCAAAACTCATATCTTTCATTTCAAAAGATGTTGATTGCCCTTTCTTCAATGTGGTAATTTCGCTTGCTTTCTCGTTGATGTTTTCGCTCAACAATTCAGCAAAAGACTTTGTAGAAGGTGTAGCATTACCGCTGTTGCGATCTGCTTTAACTCTTGCTTGTACAATGTCCAATGCTTTGATAGTTGCTTCTAAACGATCACCGATTGTTTTCAATTCGGCTTCTTTAGCCTCTTTTGCTTCAATAGATGCTGCTTCGATAGCTGCAATCTTTTCGTCAAAGTTTTTAACTTCATCTGCGCCTTTCAATTCAATGATTGATTTAAGCAAATCAAATGACTTTTGAATGTCGGTAGGTTCTGTAACCTCGAATTCGTTGTAAGCCTTTTCAGCTACTTCAATAGCGTTTTTTCTGGCTTTCTTTTCTGCTTCTAATTGAGCAGTAGTTTTCTTTTCCATTGTATAAATTAATTAAGTTGTTTTTAATTTTGTTACCCATCCCTGCCATTTATTCGGATCAGTAGCTTTTGCTGGCTGATTGACTTTTATGTCTAAGATGTATTGTGAAAGTTGCTTTGAGTGCAACAATAACATTTCAATTGTTTCATCTGTAGCAGTAGAATCTTTACAAAACTTTTCTATTGCTATTTGCTGCGAAATAATGTTATCAATATTTACAGCGTTTTTTAAGCCCGTTAATGGCGTTAATGGATTCGCACCCCATGCAGTCAAACTGCTTCCTTCAAATAACTTTGCCTCTGTAATCTCAAACATTCCCTTTGATGGGTTCTTTTGATATCCAGCGTAATCTTGCAACTGATTGCGCTTTATTGTTCTGTAACCGATTGAATGCTCTGTAATCAATCCGCTTTCAACCATCTTTATAAAGTCCTGCCCTAATGCGTGGCTGCCTACTTGTGATTCGTAAACCAATCCAGTGCTATCTTCTTTTAGGTCTAATATTTTACCCAAAGGCATTGACGGGTTGTGATTCATTAAATGCTTTATGCGCGGCTGTGCGCTCTTTGGCCCCTGCTCTTTCACTGTCTTTGCAAATGCGCCTGCTTTGATAATATCGCCATCACTGTCCACGTTCCCAAATCGGGAAAAATAACCAGTAACAATACCTTTCTTCATGTCGGCATCCTTAAACGATGCAGCCAATGTGGTATCCTTGTATGTGTAAAGATTTTCCAATAGAGTAAAAATAAATCAATATTTTGTTTTGTATAAGTAGAATTTTTACTACCTTTGGTTTATGGCAGAAAAAAGTATAAAAGTAGATAATGATTTACATTCCCAAGTAGTTGCGCACACTATAAACACTGGTCAAAAGATTGGCAAGTTTTACGATATTGCAGTCAAAGAAAAGTTAGAACGTGAAAGGCAAACAGAAAAAATCCAGCTAACAGATGCAGGGCAAAGAATGGGTGTATTTCCGAAAATAGATTAATTGGTTTTTCATGCAAGCGTTGGTTTAACCCGTTGCGTTTCTACGCGGTGGGTTTTTTTATTCCTCGATTACACGATAGCCTAAAACACATCTACAATTTACAACTTCATTTGCCGGTGTTGGCAAACCGTTTGGTTGCTGCCTTACACCTGGCTGCATCATTTCTACACCGCCAACATTGAAAGGTGTATCAAGTGGCACCGTCTGATCATCAACAAACCTATGACTGCGCCTTGTGCGTTTATCATCTACAGCAAGCCAAATCTTTACCATTGGTACATCTGTTTCTTGCGCATTAATCAATGATGCTGCATTGGCCGCGCCTACTACTTCTGTTCGTGCAATTCGCCTTGCTCTCATTGCAGATAGTTCTGTTGATGTTTCTAACTGCTTTACTATTTCATCAAAGCTGATACCGCTTGTTGCGGCTGCACTTAATACATCTTGTATTACTTCCCTTGTATATTCTGTTATGCCTTCAGCATCATTTAGTAAATCAATGCCATAATATTGGCGCATCAATTCAACAATGCGTTCAGAAAAGCCCATAGGCATCCGCGCTTTTGTTTGCCGCTTGAACCGATGTACACCCGTGTTAAACGCCCACAGTGGGCCGACTGTTTTGTAAAGATCAACAAGTACTTCATAAATTGGTTGGCTGTTTATGTAGCCTACTTCTAAATGCTGGCGCACTTGTTCTTGCAGGGCTGCTTTAAATTTAGTAGTATAGATACGCTCATAGCGTTTTTGGAAGCGATCCCAGCGGCGTATGTATTCGGCTTTGTTCATTTAGTATTTGTAAGGTCATGGCAACTTTGGCAAACTGTAAATAAATCTCTATTCACTATTGGCAAATCTTCACCTTTTTGAGTAATAAATAAAATTGCAGAATAAGATTTACCAATTATTAAATCTTCGCATAAATCGCATGGTTGCAAAACATTTTCAGAATCCATGTATTCAATATTAGCATTTACAACTAAATTAACTATTGCCATTATACTTTAATTTCTACATTTACGCCCATATCTGCTGGCCATAATCTTTGCCCTACAATCTTTTTAACTTGCTCTTTTTTCCAGTTGTTTTGCGGCCTGCTTCTTGGGCATTCTGGCTGTGGCAACTCTTGCTCAATTACTTTAAGCACTTGGCGTAAAGCCATATCTGCAATATTTTCTACAGACTTACTCAATATCTGGCAAAGGTTCAAAATCATCAATAGCACTGTAACCAGATTTAATAAATGGCATATCCATTTCGGGCCGTTCATCTCTTTGGTATCCAAACGCTTCAAGCACATCATTAGGAATCATAACGGGCAATGCTGCAAATACATCTGCTTTTGCCTTCATATCTGCTTGCAACTCTGTAACCTCTGAAACATCGTATTTAATCGCAACGGCCCTACCGCTAAAGTATGGCAGCACTTCATTATTAAAACAATCGCGCACCATCATAACAACTGGCAAAACAGCATTTGTGTACATCAATCGCACCATTTCTTTCACATTGCTTTCTGTACTGCTGCTGTCATTATTAAACAACACATCTGAAACGCTGTAGGCATTACATATCTTTTTAAAGTCTATTGCAGCAAGATCAGCAACTTCCATATCAGCCAACTTTAAACCCAATGGAATGTAGTTCATATCGCCAGGCATAATCATTGGCGCACCTTTGTTGTTTGAATTGCCCATAAACCGCGCAATGTTATCCTTTATGGCCCCAATCACTGGCTTGCTGGTAGTATCATGGCGTAAATCCTTTACAGTCAAAATACCTGGCACCCCACCGTTTTGCATCTGTGCAACGCTTGCATCTCTACCTGCTTGCAACCTTGTAAGTGTTTGCGCTAAAACAAGTATAGGCGAAAGGCCACGCTTGCTGTAGTTCCAATCTGGTGAAGGGTTCGGATATTTGATGTATGCTACTTCTTCTTTAGGTATGTTGTTAATTATTACACCAGCGTTTGCATCTTGATACTCATACGCAGCAATGGTAAACGGGAATTGCTTGTTAAGTTTCAAAGTCATGAATGATGAATGTAGCAAATCTAAAGATTCAACACGGGCATCTGCTCCGATGTACAATTCTTTGTAAAAGAAACATTCGCCAGTCAAAAACAAATGGGTATAAAGTTCTATCTTCTTTTCAAGTGTAAAGGTTCTAAATAGCTTTGCTGCTGGATGTTCAAACTCAACATCTTCATCAGTATCTGGGTAGTAAAGTGTAAACGGAATCATTGCCGCCGTTCTGGCCAATCTATTTACAACGCTGTACACATCATCAATTACCCGATATGCTTCTATTTCCTTCCAAACGTGCCAAACTGGGTAAATCGTTTGACTAACCGTTGATACTTGCGCCATCAGTGTAGATGTTTGCAATGCTTTAATCTGCGTTTGCAGATCATTTAATTTTTTTGAACTAATAATCTGCACCGGCGTATGTTATTAAAGGTTGTGAAAATTCAGTGAACGCAGCATAACGCATTGAATCCATCCCATCATCTTTAAATTTAACGGGCTGCTCTTGTACAATGTCGTTTTTATCCTTCATCCACTTATACGATTTAATTTCTTTCAACAAATTTATAGAATTTTTCGTAATATAAAGCGGCTTACTTTTTACAAACTGGATTCCATCCCATACAGATTTGTTTGAAGATACCGCCCAAAGCCCTGCGCGGTTCATTTCTTCAATCGTATCTGGCCGTGCAGAATCACAGTAAATCTTATGGCTACCGTTCAAACCTAATGCTTTTATGGCATAGCAAAGATCATCTGTTGTTAGCTTACTTTCGTAAATCATTTCTTCAACATACAATCTATCATCCATAAGCCCCACCTTTGTAAGTACGTTTGGGTGATTAAATCCAAAATCCAAACCATAAACAACCCTATCACAATTTGGGAAGTGGTCAATTGTTTTCCAATGCGTGTAAATGGTTGCTGTTGATGTTCCACGCAACCCAAGGCCAAAAACCTTCCAAAGGTTTTCATCTGCATCCTTTAGGCTCTCAATCTCATTTACTTGCTCTGTAGTAAGGAATTGCAAGTTATTCAAATATGTCGAATGTATTTTTTTATTGCCTGGCTTATCTGCTAACTCATAAACGTAACT